GAACACAATATTTTTTCCAATTGTGTTTGGAACTTGTGTCCAGTCGTACAAAACATTTCCTGTAGCATCTATACTTTGCACCCAAAGGTCAGTTTCATTGATGTTGTCGCCTTGTAAATCTAATACGCGATTTTCAATTTGTGTAGTCAATACATAATCTTCAAATGTCAATGTTCCTTGTGTAAACATAAAGAACCAACCGTTTGATAGATTTGAGTATCCAGTACCATCGTTGTTAAACAATGTTGTTAAAAAATTATACGGATTTGGATTGGCTTCAACTGCCAGCTCTGTTGTAGCATCAATGGCTGCTGGTATAAGTTCACATGGATAAGTGTTGTTGTTTCTAGCCGATATAGTAAATGATTGCACCATCGTGCGAGTATCAGGCTGGTCAAGTTGATACAATTGACGTAGCACGCCGCCGGAACTAATAGAACTAATTGGGCGGCCAACTGGATTAGCCTTGTTCAATACCTGATTTAAAATCAATGTAAACTGCTCATTAAAGTCTGGATTCATTGCGTCGCCCCAGACTACAATTCTACCAGCTAAGTTTGTACCAGTGCTATCGTACATATTCTGCGTACTCTTAATAGAGCTTATACGCAAGAAGCCACTTGCTGCACCATTACGAAAAGGTTTGTATCCTAGCTGACGTGCAATACTTAAAATGTTGCCACGAGATTCAGCAGTTTCAAGGAATGTTTCACGTAGATTTAAATCAGCACGGAACGCTAAGTTTTGTCCAATGAACGCCATTAAGTCAATTAGTGCAACGTACTCACTTGAGTTGATAAAGTCATTAAAATCTTCAGGATAATTTGTCTGAATGTGATCAAGTAATGTTGTACGCAGACTTTCAAAGTCGTATGCTTTAAAGTCTGCGTTTACTAGATAACGATAGTTGTTAAGCCAGCTCTCAGCGGCAAATAATTGTCCTAGGCGTCGTGTCTGGCTCATAATGTGTTAGTTCCTTTATCGTATACCATTGGTAATGTCACTGTGGTATTTGATGGTACGTATATTACCACCAGTTCAATGTTTAATGCGTTTGGGCTTTCGGTGATCGCTACACTCTGTAGAGACCAGCGTGGATCATTTTTTACAACTGTACGGACATCAGCATCTATTAGATTTTTAGTCATCTCATCAAGCGGCTCAAATAACATATCCCAGACAATGCTGCCAAAATTTGGAAGCATTATTCGTTCGCCTTTGCGAGTGTTGAAATGATTTAGCAAGTCTTGTCTTGCCAAGTCTAAGCCATGGCGAGTTGGACTAAGAAAGCTAGTTCCAATTGAGCTATAACCGATGAATTTTGATGTGTATCGTGCCATACACCTATTTAGCACCGGCCAATATACTGGGTGTTATCAGGCAGGTGCAGTTGGTGTACTTGGCGGAACATTACCACTGGTATGCGGTGCGCCGTACTTGTCGCGTAATTGCGCTGCTGTTAAATTAGCTCCGTACGGGACATTTCCGGTATTTAAATAACAACTTCTTTCCCATTGCCCAAATTGTTGTGCAGTTGGTTTGCCGTACATTGCATCAGACTTATTACCAGTCTTGGGGCCGTTGCCCAATGCAGTCACCCATTGATCTCGAGGATTACGTGCTTTACTGTTTTTAATTGCAACTTCATCAGATTTAACTCCGCTTGCCATTAGTTGTGCTGCTGATGAACTCTTTGTATCAGCATTTGCCGAACCTGTCATTGCATACTTTGCTTCGCTGCTTCGCTGATTTGCACTATTTGAATAGCTACTATTTGCCCAAATACTTGCAATATCAGCATTAGTCGGCTTACCATCTGGTGCACTTAATCCACTTGCAACCAGTTGCTTTGCCATGTTATTTGCTTGCGCTGGATTACCATATGCAGCCATAATTAGCGCATCAATTTGTGATTGGGTGATACAAACGTTTTTGCCAGCCATTGCTCCAGTTAGTGTTTTAAGCACGCCTGGGGCAATGTGACGATCAACAATTTGCCGACTTGCAAGACGTGCTTCAGCTTCGCTTGGCCCAGCAAGTAATGCCTGTTTCAAATTGTCATCAATTTTGCTTGCTGGATTACTTGGCCCCCAGATATCAACCCGTGTGCCGTAGCCGATGCTATAACCCTGGAAGTCACTATACATCATTCCGCGGTATGCTTCGCGACTTTTCATCATGCTAAATGCTTCGTCGCTCAATCTGTTTTGTGTGACATCGGGTACACACATAATCGCATCAGTTTTTTCTGGTGGTGGGGAGTCTGCGTAGCTCTCTGGCGTAGGTGTAATTACAGGATCCGAAACGTCAGGAGTCCCACTTGGCATAGTAGGCTGTTCGCCGCCTATTCGTGTCGTATGACCGCCGTATGGTTCTGCTTCTGGAACTCTACCTGCAATACTTTTGCCAACTGTGCTGTTAGTCACAAGACTATTTTCAGCTGGTAATGCTGCACGATCAGCTGCTGGTCCATTTATATCAACTCGCTGGCCAGTTATTTTAAACTGGCTGTCTGCTAGGATATTCATATTCTGGTTTGTACTAAGTTTCATTCCAGTTGTGCCAGTGATGTTTACTACTTCGCATGCTTCTGCTACAAGGCTTGCTCCTGCCCTAGCATTTATATTGTTGACTGCTTCCATGTTGATGTTATTGCCAGCACGTAAATTGATACTACCTTCAGCATTGACACTAAAGTCGCCTGCTGCAAACAAATCAACATTACCTTCTGCATCTAACTGAAACCATGCATTACCAGTCGCATTGATCATATAAATGAAACCTGCATCGTTGTCCATGATAAACGTATTACCAGAATTGGTACGCAGGCGAATTTTACCGCTGTGGCCTTTTTCGCCATCGTCCATCACAAACTGATGCTGACCAGGTGTTAAAATACCGTATCCCTTACCCGGATGCTTCCCTACGTTTCTAAAAGGGCCAGCATTGATGTGACCACGGCGTAGATCATTGCTTAAACCCTGTGCTTTAATAATATCACTCTGTGGGTGTTCTGGCCGCCGTTGCTGTTGCGGATCACTTGTATTAAATCTATTACGTTCTGCTACAGGGGCAGGTGTGCCATCATGCGTTGCACCTGATGCAACTGCTGGAATAGCATGAGTATGTCCATCGTGTGGTAAGCATGCCCACCAAATGCCCTGCTGCAATTCACCATTGAGGAAACTGCAAACAACATTGACGTTTAAGTCAGGCGGGACCATCCACATACCGTAGCTTTGATTAGTCTGTTTAAACTTGGTTGCATCAGTTGCTTGCGATTCAACTGTAGTGTCTGACGCTCCTGCAAATGGCGGGCAATATCGTACAGTAAACCAGGAAGCTGGATTAGTTTCGTCACCTGCGCTAAGTTGTGCTATCCATACTTGTAAGCGTCCTAGTCCTTCGGGATCAATATTAGATTTAATTTTTCCAATGAATACACCGTGGGTTTTGTTAGTAGAAGATGATTTTCCACCCGTGCCGCTGCCGCCTTGATAACTTGCTTTCATTGTGTAAACTTTCTAATGTGCGTATATCTCATATTCATTTATTACTTTGCTGATGCATTCTTTACCTTTTCAGCTGCGGCTGCGGCCGCAGCGGCATTTGCCTGTGCTGCACGTTCTCGCAAACTGCCCTTACGTATGTTTGGGTTGCCAAGTCTAGTTGAATCAGCAATTGCGCCGTTGCCAACTGCTGCTCCACCTGCAGTATTTGCAGCGTTGAAGTGACTACCTTCTGGGTTTGGGGCGCCCTGCGGTGCTGCATTATTAGGGCCTGCTGAGTATGCCTTAGTCTTTTCTGCTGCATCAACTGGTGAATGTTTACCAGTCCATGGGTTAGCTAAACTTTCTCTATACATTGATAAATGTGTAGTAAATTTACCTTTGCTAAATTTGTTTACAGCTTTCTTGACGACAAACACACGCAATGCCATCATATCAGTTGATGAAATATCAGCAGAAGGAATCTGTGCTTCAAAGTATACAAATCCTAGCCAAGTATTTGTACTAGTTGACTTTCGCTTCTCTGCCATTTGATTTTCAGTGAGCTGTTCCTTTTCATACTCCCATACATCATCAGTCCAGGGCGCTTCGCCAGCCTTAGTAGGAATCTGAAATAGCCAATATGGGTCGCCAACTACTTCTAGCTCCATTGTCACTAAGTCAGAATTGCCAGCTGCCATGTTATTTGATACCTGACGATAGATGCTATACTCTTGCGCACTTTCTTGATATAGCGTAGTCTGTGTACTGGTCTGATCTACTGTAGTATTCATATGATAAAACTGTGGCATGTGCGGATACCAACCAGCCTTAGGAGCTATACTTGTACCACTTTTAAATGGCATATCTTCTGCATAATAAATCTTATCTAAGTTTCGTGCAGCCAGTACTTTTTTTGCATCTTCGCACGTAATTGGCTTAGATTTGCTTTTAGCAGATGAAGTTTCTGCTGCGGTTGCTGCTGATGACATTGCTGCCAATGGTTTACCGTCTTTGTCAATCCATAGTGGACGAACATTACGCCATAGGTGATCAAACGTAATATCAGCATTAAGGACTTCAGTGTTCTCTCCTGTATAAATCCACTTGTATACTTTTCTAAGTAGTCCCTTTTTAATCCAATTATCTACTCGCTTGTTTCGTTGAACTGGATCCTGTGCATCTACATATTCTTGCGGGCTAATTATAGTTTTTGCATCTTCTTTTGTTGTGATAAAATAGTGAACTTCTCTTGCTGTTCCGCCCAATTTAGGATCAAACTCAATATCCTTACAGCCTGGAATAATTGCAATATGGCGCAATGGGTATTCGGCCTTATTGGGCTTAGTGTCAGGACTATTGTAGTCACGTTTCTCAGGAGCGCGATGCAGCCATGCCAATAGTTCTTCACTGTTAGGCATTGATGCTACTATAAGATCTTGAATTGTGGTGCCAGGTGATACTTGCATTTCTTTATTCATACTAAATGCATGAGCAAGTCTGCTCCATATTCCATAACTTAGTTTCAGATTTGTAATTTCTTTGTGTGCAGTAATTACATACTTGTGCGGGACACATCTTATTTTAGCTTTTACTTTTTCAGCTTCGTTCTTGTTTAATGCTGCTGACAAATTGCGGCAGAAATCACCAATGGTGTTTGGCTGGCCGTCGGGCTTAACACCCTTTTCCAATTTTGTAAAATCGTTTAATAGTGCGTTGCCGTCAGATAGCTTTAAATCAAAGTCGTATATGGTACCTTTGTAATCCAACTTCATCTTTAACTGATTTAGCGACACATACCATCTAAACACCATTTCATTGTTGTTCCAGTCTCGGCATATAATAGGCAAATCGGTTTCGTCAAAGCCCACGAAGCTAATCTCTAATAGGTAGATTGCATCTTGATTATTCTTATATTCCAATTGCATTGCGGCCAAGCTTAATGCTTCTACAAATCTACCGCCAAGAGGTTCTACTAGTCTGCCCTTAAATCCAAGTGGATCAACAGTGAGATAGTTTCCAGTCTTGTTTCCAGTGCCTGAACCATCCATTATCAATTCTTCTAATACAACAGAGCCTACGCCACCAGTTTCCCACATTACAATGCCCTTTTTGTAATCATAAGAGCGATCGTGCCTAGATACGGTTGCATCATACTTCGGCATCATTGTCAATCGTGTGTTATAAGTCGTACTACGATAATTCAACAGAGGGTTGTAATGGATGTCTGGCAATCCAATATTATCATTGTATGTTGGCTTAACTGGCTTTTCCATTAGACTACTCCAACAATGTCAGCTTTTGAGAGAACACGTAAAGTCATTCCAGTTTTCAAATCTCGAATAGGATCATTTAATTGATTACGATTTATCAAAACAATTAGCCACCAGTAGCTGCTATTGCCATATAGCGAGTAGCTTAGTAAATCAGGGCGGTATTGGTATTTTGATGCTACTACAATTTCATTGGTAGTTTTACCAGCTAGCAATGATGCTGCTGTAGGCAATACTGCTAAATCAAGATAGAAGTCCTTGACCGGCGTAGTTGCATATTGATTTTTTCCATTGATTGCCATTATACGTACCCATCTCCTAAAAGTTTGCCATTGTAAAAATTATCAAGTGTATAGCTCTTGACTACATCAACTGAGTTCATCTGCACTAGTAGTGATACTGACATTTCAAATAACACTGGTACTGACTGTATCCCGTTAAACATTTCAACATCAATGTAATCAACATCGTTTGGGTAGTCGTAGTTAAATGTCTTTACAACCACTGGTGTGTTGTTATATAGTCCGTGTGCATTCAATCTACCAATTGGGGGCGGTGTCCCTTTGTGCTTATCATCTCTACCGTAGAACATGCTAGTGGCTGCACGAATTAAATGAATTGCATTTAGTGTGCGCTTTGCTTCTTCTTCGTTGCGGCTAAACCACTGTCCACTAATTGTCACCGTAGGAGTTGCACGATTACCAAATGCAACTGGCTGATAGTTTGTATGTTGCAATTCCCAAGTACTGTAATTTACTTCAATGCTTTGACTAATCTTTGGAGTACT